AAAGCCACTCAAGGCGGCTGTTAACCAAGCGTATAAAAAGTTCGTCAAGGAGACGGCGGCCGAGCGCAAGAACGAGCCATCCAAGGCGCGGTTCGTTTCTCGAATTCAAGTTCCAAATTGGATGCCGGCCAACAAGGTTCAGAAGTACAAAAACTTGGTCGTCAGCTTGGCGTTCCAGAAACCCAAACCTCCTCAGAAGAATATCAAGGAGGCTGTAAGAGTCTGGATAAACAGCGAGGTGCCCATGAGCCCTGCGCGCGCCGCCCGTGAGGTCGAGAACGTCATTACGGGCGAGAAGCGCGTGATCCCTGCTTACGTGCCCAAGCGTCGGGCGACCCCTTCGATTCCCAAGAGAAGCCCTCCCCCTAAAAAGAGCCCCAAGCCCAAAAAGTACAACGCTTCCAAGAGCCCACGGCTCCAGAAGGAGTATGCACTCCCCCGCAACCGCTCGGCGATTCAGAACCTAAATAACGCAATATCAAATATGGGGCTACCTACCGGCACCAAGAACACATACACGTGGTCGGGATTGGCACGGGCGGGTCTGAACGCCAAGTTCCGCAACAACTGGCTGAAGCACGTCGCGGTCTCTTAGACACACTTCATGAGATCGAAGATTTTTTGGAGCAAATTGAACAAGTTATCGTCGTCTGAAATTTGAGAAGGATCGATAATTTCCATCTCAATCTGATGCGTCGTGTCCTCATCAGAGTCCTTGTCATCGGGCGTACCCTTGACGATGGTCATATCGATCGAAAGGTTCTTCCTCACAAACGACCAACGCTCCTTGGTCGTTTGCTTGGTGCTCGTCTCATCGCCATCGTACTCAAAGGGCTCCTCGGTGCTCACTCCCAGACGAACGTCGAAAGGTGCTGATTCCATACTGAAATCATCCACGAGTACACGCTTCTTGATGTGACCAACCTGCTCGTCCGTCTCCTCATCGACAGCCAGGCGCTTATTGCCTTCAAAATAGTACACGGTCGCGTTGGTGTGCTTGGTCGACTCCCAACCGTCATACTTGTGTAGGGCCCTCGAGACCTTGTCAAAGACGGCGGGCCCCACATTCGTGTCGAACCCCTTTCCAGAAGGGCGTCCGAAGCGAAACTCAATCTCGGTATTGGGCCTCTTGGCGTGTTGACGAATCAGGGGCTCCCACTTGGAAAAGAGAGGGTGAGCCATTGGGTGAGCGCTCATTTGGTTAGTATGTAAGAGCATGACTACTTTAACACGTGGACATCGCATCTTTTTTTGTAGAAGTTTCGTCAACCCTTTGTTCCCCAATTGAGGATATTAGGAAATAGTGATTTTGAAAAGCATATAGTGTAGTAGGCCATGATAGTTGGTGAACCCCAGGTGGACGAAAGTTCTACAAACTTTTTTCTCAGGTCATGTCAGGATGGGACGCCCCAAGACGACCGAGAGCCTTGTGTGCCCCCTATGTAAGAGGGACTTTTCCAAGGAGCGCGCGGGTACGACATCCTACAAGCGACATGTGGCGCGCAGGAACCCGTGCGTCCCTCAAGAAGGGCACGAGTATCTCAGGGAACGTCCCAAGTTCATCGAGGGCGTGGTCATTAACGACTTTGATTATATGGACCTGAGTCACGTAAAGGGTCCAGGCGGGGACGGTCTCAAGAAGCTCTTGATCTCGACGGTCCTCCAGCAGGTCTTCAGCATCCCAGCGAACAAATGTATCGTTCTCAAAAACGTCGAGCTCTTCCCTAACGAGATTTACGTCAAGCGTCAGGGCGTCGTCAAGGTTGTGAACATCCACGACCTGACCATCTTGACACTCCTCTTACTCCACGAGCGCCTCTGGCCGTTCCTTGAACTTTCAGGCTGGGAAAGGTACAAAGAGTTTGAGGATTGGGTGGCAATGGTCGCGGGTGTGGCCCTAAAGGATCGGCACTGGATCGGGACCATCGAGCCCTTGTCATACTATTACATCGCCGTCCGTGACTTTCTAAAGAATTACCTGTTGAATATGAAGCACAGGAGACATGAAACCTTGATGATTGCGAGTTCTACATTTACTCCTTAAAAACTTGCGCAATTTATAGAGCAATGGACCCGGACGGATTTGCCGAACGGTCGGCCAAATTCTTCCCCAAGGCTAAAGATTGGCCACCTCCGGAACGTCAGCCGACAATCACACCGGAAGAGATGGTCAAGAAGAGGCCACCGCCGCCCAAGAATAAGTAGAAGTTTCATTAACCCTTTATTCTCCAATTGAAGATACTACAAAAGAAATTAACCCCTTATGTATATAGTTGTATATAGGGAGTGAGTTCCGGAACCTCAGGCGGACGAAAGTTCTATAAACTTTTTTCTCAGGCCATGGTAGGATGGGATGGATTTACCTCATCAGGAATAAGGTCAATGGCAAATGTTATGTAGGACAAACTAGTCAGGAAAAATCTGAAAATAGATGGAGTCAGCATAAATATAGGCCACACGGTCTTTTGAAGTTTGCGTTTGAAAAGTACGGGTTTGAAAATTTCGAGTTTTCGACCATATGTGAAATACCAGAGGGCGATGGCTGGCGAGAAAGTTTGGATGCTCGTGAAATAATTGAAATAAACGCAAGAAACACACTTACGCCTCACGGATACAACTTGCAAACTGGTGGCAATCACCCTATAGTTCATCAAGAAACAAAAGAAAAGATAAGAGAATCAAAAAAAGGCGACAAAAATTATAACTATGGTAAACATTTATCCGACGAAACAAAGGCTCGTATGAGTGCGTCTATATCTGGTGAAAAGCACTGGAATTTCGGTAAAAAGGCATCGGGTGATTCTAAAATCAAAATGAAACAGTCTCATATAAATCTGGAAAAAGGGAAAGAGGTTGAACAATGGTCTCATGATATAAAAACTTTAATAGAAGTTCATAAATCTTTGGCTATTGCTGCTAGAAAACTTGATATTTCATCTCAAGGCATAAGTAGATGTTGTTGTGGTAAGCGGCCATCGTCTGGCGGCTTTTTCTGGAAATTACATAGAGAAGAAAACCTCATTTTAAATCAGGTGCAAAATGAGGGGGATGTATAACATGGGGAATACCTGTTGGTTTAACACGGCCGTTCAATGCTTGGCCCACGTCCCGCCGCTCTCAAAGCACCTTTTTTCACTTCCTCCGTACGAAGGGCCCTGTGACATCACCCGCGAATATCAAAAGATTGTGAGGGAACTATTTTTGAAGGACCGATCAGATGCGGTGAGCCCGAGTGATCTGCTCGGGGCATTCAGGGTTCGGTTTCCCCAGTTCGTTGGTGGCCAACAACATGATGCTCAAGAGGTTATCCTTCTCCTCATAGACGTTTTTGAAAAGTCTTTGGGCAAGGAACTTATTCAGGAAATATTCAACGGGGAGGATTCACAGGAAACGTTATGGGACACCGGGATGTCTACTGTGAAAACTCCTTTTACTACGTTGGTACTAGATGTGAGTGAACCGTGTAGGCTGCATGACCTCCTCGATGACCGTCTCGAAGAGCAGCCAATCGAAGGGTACGTGGATTCAGACGGAAAGACGCACGAAGCGGCAGCCGTGCGACACCGGGTATCGAAATGGCCCAGAATCGTGAGCTTTTCATTCTCCATGTATGATTATAAATTTCCTATAGAAATTCCTTTCGAATTTGAGGGCCGTAAACTGTTCGCGTGTGTTTTACACCAGGGAGTTCAGAGGGGGGGACACTACGCATTGCTCGTGAGACGCTTTAACAAGTGGTATCTGAAGGACGACGAAACGGTGAGAGAGGTCCCAGAACCTACTAATTTCAAAGGGGAATTCTATCAAGCTTGGTATCGCCCATAATCTCAATGAGCTGAATGTTCTCCCGGATGTTCACGATGGTCCTGAAATATGTGCGGCGGTTATTTGCGTGGGTCTTGTCGGACCGGACCTTCTCCACAAACCACCCGAGGTCCCCGTACCCGCACTCCACTATGGTACCGTCAGGTAGGTCCTTGCGTATGTGCCGCGTATGAAGCTCCGCCTCCTTGTACAGCTCCCCCCGATCCTGTACAAAAAGGTTGAATCCATTTTGTAATTGAAAATCAATAGTGATGCGGTCACGAGGCTTCCATTTGAACATAGTCTCATGGGTCCCCATACGGATAGGCTCGAGGATAGGGGTCATGACGATCCCATCCGTCTCGTAGTCGAATGAATTTAGATCAGGAATTGGCTCGTCAAAAAGTCTGTACATCTTCTTGACTCTCACATCGAACGGAGCTGCCGCGGTCTTGATGATACCCTTTGTGACCCCTCGAGCCTTTTCGAGCCTCTGATCGAGCGGCAGGTCCATGATGTTCTCACCCTTGACGAGCACCGCATCGTGAACCACAAAGGCCATCTTTTGATTTTTGAGCTTTACGAGTTCGCCATCGAGCAAAGTGTCCTTTGGAATCCTAATCTTGACTGATTCAACCTGAAACGCACGGTTCACAATAAAAGTGCCTTCTGTGGTACTGATCAAAAACTGACGGACGCCATCAGTCTTTTCACATACAAAATAGGGCTGACGTTTCAAGAGAGCAAAGTGTCTTCGCTCGATGGAAACGGGTTGGGGGCCCGGAAACCGACCAGGATCGGTCGACCGCCACGCGTCCCTTATGTATTCATTCATAATGTAAATTTGTGGCTAGTCTCTATACCACGAATCGCGTAGCGATTTAGTCGCCACACGACTTGGTCTTTTAGGGCGCCAACTGAACCCCTGCAGCCTCGAGGATATTTCCGAAACACTCATGGACGTAGTGGCACACCACCAGTGCCTCGGACGCGACACCAATTTTTACTCCAATCTTGGAAAGGGTCGAAAACATATCTTCGTTATTGTCGAGTGGAAGTTTGACGGGGTCCTTGCCGCCCCGAATCTTTTTGTCCACGGGCTTGGCATCCATGGCCCACACGCGCGCCGACGTCTTGACGCACTCGTATAGACCTGGCGCCAGTTTCTTGCCCACCTCGGTATCGAATACGAGACCGCGCTGGGCCGCCCCCTCCGTGGAACCATCCTTGGTCTTTTTCTCAAACTGCTCCCAGTTGATACCCTCCATGACCGACGGGAAGACCAGAACCTGAACACCCTTGTCAAAGGGATCCAGAACCTTGTGAAGGATTTCTTGATTCAAATTAGTTCCATAATCCATCCAGAAGATGCGCTCACCGCTTTTTATAATCTTTGGGAGCGTGGACTTGTTCTCAACGAAATGAAACTCCAGGTGGGTACCGCGCATCATACACAGCATGTGGAGATTCATTGCGGTGTGTAGGGTTGTGGCGCTGATCGATTTGTTGCGTGTGACCGCGCACACATGAAGAACGGTCATTGATTTTTAAAAGAATTAACTCCTTAAGCTGTTGACTTGATTCGCTCCTCGAGACTTCCGATGAACCGAATGTTTCCCACGTGGCCCAAAACGGTCATGCAATCGGCGTAAATCTTCCCGCCCATCTGCTGCCACCGGCGGCAAAAGGCGTAATCCTCCGACAGGTACCGCTTGGACTCTGGATCGATCATACAATCCAGAACCGCAAAGTACTTCTCGAGGTCTCGATTCTGGTGGTCATTCACGCACTCGAGCTCTGGGTAATGCTCGTGCATCTTGGTGAACACGTCACGCTTGATGAGCATGAAGCCCGTCGGGCCGTCAAGCACCTCGGCGAACCCATTCAAAATCTGGGTATTCTGATACTTGAAATTCATGACGAGAGATGCGGCGACCCGAGAAAGGTCCTTGCCGGTCCCTCCGTTCTTGAGGTGCTCATCGACGCTGTCCCACATCACGCACTTCTTGGGATAACAAGCCACCGCCACCTCGTGACCAGACTTGATGAGACGCATCACCGATTCAGGGTCAAAGTGAATGTCGGCATCGATAAACAGAAAGTGCGTCGCCTGCGTCTTTTGGTAGAATCGAGCGACGGCCAAGTTCCGGGCGCGGGGCACGAGCGACTCGTTCTCGGTCGTGTCGAGCATCATCTGGATACCATTCGCTGCGCAGGTGCGCTGGAGACGAAGCATGGACTCGGCATAGGCCTGGAGACAGACGCCACCGTAGCACGGGGTGCTTACGAAAAGAGTAATCTGTCCGCTCATTGCTAATTACACATTACTATTCCTTAACTTGCGAACGATTGCCTCAATCTTGCTCAAAGTGGGCACTGAAACCCCGCAAATTCTGCACAAATCCGCCTTTTCAGGGGTCAGGGTCAATTCCCGTAGTACCACGAAGATGATCGCGCACGCCACCGCCTTTGGTGTCCGCCCTTGCAGCTCTACACACTCCTCCATCTCTTTGGCTACGTTGACCACCTTCATCTTGATCCGCCCCTTTTGTGATTCGGGAACGCATGTGATATCGTTGAAGAAGCGCGGGATGACGTCGGCGGCGGTCGTGATGTGCACTTCCGTCTCGGGCAACTGCTCCTGGTACATGTCGAAAGTTCTCGACAGGTCGCGTGCAGGAATTCCGAAAGCGTCGGCAATCTCCTGTGTGGTTCGCGACACTCCAGACTCCCGACACGCCTGGAAGACGCAGTTGGCTTTGATGCCGTTTCGTACCGCGCCACGTGTCAGAACAGCCTCGTTGAACGCCTTGTACTTGATTTTAACCTGGTACATAATTGAATCCGGTAGATTCAGAATCTGCTTACCCACCTTGTCTAGATCTTGGTACGCGTGAAACAGAGCACGGTCCCTATGATTCATGGAATTGTGAAGGTTGATCATGGCCAGGCGCTTCTGCTGATAAGAAGCTTGTTTCGCGACGCTCATGATCGTCGAGGCGCCCCAGGCGGCCGAAAAGTGGTCGGTGTTCACCGGGGCGCCAACACGGGAGGGATCCGCCTTGCACTCGTCACCCCCAGACCGCCACTCGGGCTCCTCCGAGACAAACTCGTAATCGACACGGCCACA